AGGCGGTGTTGATTCTAAAGCAATAGCATCTAAATTTGCAGGAAGAGGTAATATAGAAAAAGCATTTAACTACGCAATGAATGACTTGTCAAATGCTATAGGAAGTCTAAGCGATAAGCAAAAGAAAAAAATATTTGATGACGGTAATAATTGGGTGAACATGGAAATCATGTACCCTGCATCTGCCAATGTGATAAACTACGATGCACCAAATCTTCAGTTTCACAATGTACTTCAATACAAAGAAGGTAAACCTATAGGTGCTGTAAGTGATGGAGCTAGAATGTTAGCAGGAATGATTGCACAGGTAAATAAAAATGTACAAAAGAATTTTTCTATAATAGGTCCTCAAATACTTAAGGTAAAGCCTAATCAAGATTTTGGTGCGAAGAAGTCTTACTTTATTAACAAGCTTTCTAAGTTAATGTCAAGGTATAACATGACTGACAATAACACTTTTGCAGAATACCATCAAGCTTGGTGGTCTGAATTTATAGAAAAGAAAATAGGTATTGTTGACAATAATACTAGAATAGGACTAATAAAACGCTGGGCATTTTTTGATAAATCATTTAGACTTGATAAGAAAAACTTTACAGATGAAGACTTACTTAAAAAGGTAAAGCAGTTTGATAAAATAAAGCACGCTGACCAAGTTAAGAAAAACATGCTTCCTTTTGAATTATTATTTTTCGAATTAGGAGTTGAAGTACTTAAAAATGTAGAAGGCTTCCTTGCAGCGAATCCAGACAAAGCAGTTCAAAGTATTAGAAAGCAAGTACAAAAATCAATATCAGTTGTTAAAAAAGCAGGTGATATAAAAAGAATAAATAGGTTATCACAACAATTAAATAAGCTGAACTCAATAGGAGGTATGGATGCAATAGTACCTAGTGAAGGTTTAGTATTTATTTATAAAGGCAAGACTTATAAGTTGACAGGAGCATTTGCACCAATAAATCAAATTACAGGTCTTATATATTTTTAAAGGTTATATATGAAAAAATTATCTAGAAGTAAAGTTCAGAGAATGAGAAATCTAGTATCTGGAAAATATGGTGACAAAACATCAACAAGCACAGGATATAAATCTTTTAATAAGAAAAGAAAAGAAGGCGATGTTTGGGAAGAAAATGGAAAAACCTGGACAATCAAAAACGGAATAAAGCAAAACAAGACTAGATTAAAAAAAGCAAAACAGTTTTTGAAAGTTCCTTTATCATGTCCTAAATGCAGCACATCAATGAATCACCCTGCTCATAAAAAAATATTTAGAATACATGGCCATTGTCTTATGTGTCAAACAAAATTTGAAACAAAGCTTATGGTAAAAAATGAATATAAACTGTGGCTTGAAAAAGAAGTGAGGAAAAACTTTGCGTCTTGGGAAAGTGAAAAGAAAGAACAATTTAATATATGGTTTGATGAATTAGAATCTGAAAAATATATAACTGAGGCAGAACAGGTAGAAAGCTGGTCAAAGATAAGTGACGAATCAAAACAGAATCTTGTAAGTGAATATGAAAAATGGATTGCTGAAGAAAAAGAATTAATGGAAAAAATAATAAAGGAGAACAACGATGAGTATAATAAGTAAAATATTTTCAAGTGGTGCAACCGAGCTTGTAAAAGGTGTAGGTGGAGTTATTGATAATTTACACACATCAAAAGAAGAAAAGCTTGAAGCAGAACGAAAAATAAAAGAGCTTATTGCAAGCTATGAAATAGAAATGGAAAAGAATATTACAGATAGATGGAAGGCTGATATGAATTCTGATTCTTGGCTAAGCAAGAATGTAAGGCCAATGGTTCTAGTATTTTTAGTTGTATGTACAGTTCTTATGATTTTTATAGATGCAGGAACTATTGCATTTGAGGTAGAACAAAAATGGACAGACCTACTTCAGTTAGTACTAATGACTACAATTGGTGCATATTTCGGTGGTAGAAGTATTGAAAAAAGAAGTAAAAAATAAAGTATTTTAATTATATACATATATATTTATATATAGGTTATGGCAAATAAAACAGTAAAGCAAGCATTAATAGAAGAATTCAAAAGGTGTTCACAGGACCCTGTGTACTTTATGAAAAAATATTGCTTTATACAACATCCTCAAAAAGGGAAAATAAAGTTTGACTTGTTTCCTTTCCAAGAACAATCACTAATAGAATTAAAAGACAATCGGTTTAATGTAATACTTAAATCAAGACAAATGGGAATATCTACATTGACAGCAGGATATTCTGTTTGGAATATGGTTTTTAGAGAAGACTTTAACGTATTAGTAATTGCAATCAAACAAGATACTGCAAAAAATCTTATTACAAAAGTTAGAGTAATGCATGAAATGCTACCTTCTTGGTTGAGAGTTGGTACAGAGGAAGACAACAGACTTTCATTAAGGCTAAAGAACGGCTCTCAAATAAAGGCAGTTTCTTCTGCACCTGATGCTGCTCGTTCAGAGGCACTGTCACTACTTGTAATTGATGAAGCTGCATTTATAGATAAGATAGAAGAAATATGGACGTCGGCACAACAAACACTTGCAACAGGTGGTTCTGCAATACTATTGTCAACACCAAATGGTACAGGTAATTTATTTCATAAAACTTGGGTAGAGGCAGAAAGAGGAGATGGACAGTTCAATCCTATCAAGCTTCATTGGTCAGAGCACCCAGAAAGAGACCAGGCATGGAGAGACATGCAAGATGAATTACTTGGACCAAAAATGGCTGCTCAAGAATGTGATTGCGATTTTGTATCTTCTGGTAACACTGTAATACCTGGTGATTTATTAACATGGTATGTTGACAATATGGTGCAAGACCCTATTGAAAAACGCGGTGCAAACGAAGAGCTTTGGATATGGGAATATGCAGATTATACAAAATCATATATGGTAGTAGCAGACGTTGCGCGAGGTGATGGAAGTGACTACTCTGCATTTCACGTAATTGATTTGACAAACATGGTACAGGTTGCAGAATTCAGAGGCCAGCTTGGTACAAAAGAATTTGGAAATTATCTTGTCAATATAGCTACAGAATATAATGAAGCTTTATTAGTAGTAGAAAATGCAAACATAGGTTGGGCAGCAATACAACCTGCGATAGATAGAAATTATAGAAATCTATACTATACGTTTAAACATGAAGGAGTTCATGATGCTGCAACGCAATTAAGTAAAGGTTATGATTTAAAAAATAAAGAAAATATGACGCCAGGATTTACTACATCATCACGAACTAGACCTCTTTTGATATCGAAGCTAGATATTTATTTTAGGGAAAAAGCGTGCACTATCAAATCTCAAAGATTAATTGATGAGCTTTTTGTTTTTATATGGAACGGCCATAAAGCAGAAGCTCAACGAGGATATAATGATGATTTGACAATGGCTTTTACAATTGCATTATATGTTAGAGACAATGCTATCAGACTGCATACTGAAGGATTGAATATGAATAAAAATGCAATTAATAATATAGTAAACACTAGAGGTGCTTACAAAACGTCCAACGCTAACGGAGACCCATGGAAAATGAAACTGGGTAACGATGACGAGGATTTAACCTGGCTATTATAGGAGTAAAATTAGATGGCTGATAAAACATTTTTTGGAAGACTACAAACACTATTTTCGACAGGTACAGTTGTACGAAGAACAGATTCAGGATTAAAGGTTTCAGACCTAAGTAAAGTTCAAGCAAATACAAAGCTTGCAACAAACAGATTAATCGATAGATATAATAGAATATATCAAGCAAACACTCACGGATATAACCAACAGGCTAATTTCCATACAATGAGACTCCAGCTTTATACTGATTACGAAATAATGGACGAAGATTCTATAATCTCTTCTGCACTAGACATTTATGCAGATGAGTCTACACTTAAAAACGAGTATGGAAATATTATAGAAATAAAAACTGATAATGAAAAAGTACAAAAGGTACTTAATAATTTATTTTACGATGTACTTAATATAGAATTCAATGCTTGGCCGTGGTTAAGAAACATGTGCAAGTATGGAGATTTTTATCTTAAATTAGATATAACAGAAAAAGTAGGTATAACAAATGCAGTACCTCTTTCATCATATGAAATGTTTAGAGAGGAAGGTGTAGACCCAGAGAATCCTGAAGTTGTAAACTTTACACATGACCCTACAATGGGAGGCGCACAAGGATATGGAAAGACTGCAAACAATCAGATGAAATATGAGAACTATGAGGTTGCTCACTTTAGATTGTTAAACGATATGAATTTCTTACCTTATGGTAAATCAATAATAGAACCTGCAAGAAAAACATGGAAGCAGTTAACTCTTATGGAAGACGCAATGTTAATACATAGAATAATGCGCGCACCAGAAAAAAGAGTATACAAAATAGATATAGGTAACATACCACCAAATGAAGTAGAAGCATATATGCAAAGAGTTATTCAGAATATGAAAAAGACTCCATATATCGATGAAAAAACAGGCCAGTATAATCTTAAATTTAATATGTCAAATATGTTAGAAGATGTATACCTTCCTGTAAGAGGTGGACAATCAGGTACAGAAATAGATACTTTATCAGGTATGAGCTTTGATGGTATAGATGATGTAAACTATTTAAAAGAAAGAATGTTTGCTGCATTGAAAGTACCTAAAGCGTTTTTAGGATACGAGGAAGGAGTTGACGGTAAAGCAACATTAGCTGCACAAGATGTAAGATTCTCTAGAACAATTGAAAGACTACAAAGAATATTTATTTCAGAGTTAACAAAAGTTGCAATGGTACATTTATACTCTCAAGGCTTTGAAAACGAAGAAATGGTAGAGTTTGAATTATCAATGACAAATCCTTCTAACATTGCAGAACAAGAAAAATTAGAACTATGGTCTACAAAAATAAGTCTTGCTGATTCTATAAAGAGTAATCAAATGATGTCAGAGGAATGGATATACAAAAATGTGTATAACATGACCAGTGAACAAATTGACAGCGAAAAGCTTTCTCTTATTGAAGATTTAAAACAGACATTTAGAAAGACTCAAATAGAACAAGAAGGTAATGACCCAATGGAAACAGGAGAGGCACTAGGTACACCTCATACGCTTGCAACTCTTGACCCTGAAAATACTGATGGAGCAAATACAAGTTTATTTGGCAATATTGGAAACGAACCAGGTCAAGGAAGACCAGAAGAGCCAACATCATTTGATTCTCAAGAATCTGCAAGAGGTAGAGATTCTGTTGGCAAGGAAGAAAGAAAAAGAGATACAAAGCTTTCTAACAATAAGTCTTTAAGAAGATTTGAAGGTAGAAATGTAAGAAACATGTTTAAGAAGGTAGAGCAAAATAAAACATCACTTTTAAATGAAAGCAACATAATAGAAGAGGATATATAACCGAAGTACTTTATATTTATATAATATATAAAGATATATGCAGGAAAGAATTGATATGAAAGCAAAACACTCTAAATACAAAAACACAGGAATCATCTTTGAATTGCTTGTAAGACAGATAACAAGTGATACTTTAAATGGTGTTAAAACATCACCTGCAATAAAAATAATAAGAGAGTTCTTCAAAAAGAATACATCGATTAAAAAAGAATTAAACTTATACCAAACTTTATTAAACGAGAAATTCGATACAGACACAAAGGCTGAAAAGTTTATTGATGCTGTATTAAAAGAAAGAAGTAAAATATCTCACACAGAGTTAAGAAAACAAAAATACAATCTAATAAAAGAAATAAAAAACAATTATAATGTAGAAGAGTTTTTTAAGTCTAAAGTAGAAAACTATTCTGACAACGCTTCAATATATTGTTTATTCGAAAATAGATCTGCACCTGCACAATCAATTAGATTTAGATATAATCTTGTAGAAACAATTACAAGAAAAAGTAAAAAGAAAAATAGAGTAGATGAAACTTATCAACTTTATTCAAAACAAGACAAAGACGTTAGATCGCTTTCATATAAAATAATGATTGAAAAATTTAACGATAAATATGGAAACCTTTCAAAAGACCAAAAAACTTTGTTAAGGGAATATATTAATAATATTTCAAATACTACAAAATTAAAAACTTATTTACATTCCGAAATAGATAAAACATCAAACTCGATAGAAAACTTATCCAACAAAGTTTCTGACAAAATAGTTTCTATAAAACTTAATGAAGTTGCAACGCAATTAAATCTTATAAAAGAAGAAACCAAAATAAAAGATATGCATATGCTTTCAGTTTTAAGAGCTTATGATTTAATCAAGGAGACTTTCAATGTCATTAAATAAAAAATTAGATAAAATGTTTGAAGATGATTTTGACAAAGAAGAAGAAATAGAAGAGGCTAACACTACTGTAGATGCTGGTGGTGAATATGATACAAAATATGCTTTTGGAAAGAAAAAGAAGAAAGATTTAACAAAAGGTCTTATGGGATATAAACCAGTTAAAGAATCTACATTTATGAAAATGGCTAAGCTTACAATGTTAAATGAAGCTAGCTATAAAGATTATAAAAATGATGAATCTTTAAGTTCAAAGCAGAAAGTAAATAAAGCAATTAAAGAAGTTAATGGAAAGTTATTTAGAATTGAAAGAATAATAAACCAAAACATTAAACTTAAAAATGAAACAGGTGTTGATGAAACTAAATACTGGAAATCTACAAGAGAGAATTTAGAAAAAATCTCTGCAAAGATGGAAAGACTATCTGAAAAACTAAGGGGATTCTAAATGGCTAAGCAGGTACTTATAGATTATACAAACTTTGATATTACACCACAGATGATAACGGAGTCAGAAAAAATTAATGACGGAAGAGTTATTGTAACAGGTGTGCTACAAAGAGCAGGAGCTAAAAACCAGAATGGTAGAGTATATCCAAAAGAAGTTTTAGAAAGAGAAGTAGAAAAATATTCTCAAGTACAGATATCAGAGAATAGAGCTCTTGGAGAGTTAGACCATCCTGAATCATCAGTAGTAAATCTTCAAAACGTTTCACATAATATTAAAAAAGTTTGGTGGAATGGAGATGATGTAGTAGGTACTGTAGAGGTATTAGGTACACCATCAGGAAATATACTTAAAGAATTATTAAAAGCAGGTGTTAAATTAGGAATTAGCTCAAGAGGACTAGGTTCAGTAAAGCAGCTTTCAGAAGACGGAACGCTTGAAGTACAGGATGACTTTGAATTAGTATGCTGGGACTTTGTCTCTAATCCATCTACACACGGTGCTTTTATGAAACCAGTTAATGAATCTATTAACGAATCAAAACAAGATATTTATATAGGAAAATATGATAAAGTCACTAACATAATCAATGAAATGCTTTGTGACTTAACATGTAAATGTTCATTACCAACAAGGAGTAAATAATATGAAATTATCAAATATGATTAACGAATCTTCTGATAAACCAAAAAGAATGACAGAAGAAGAAAAACAAAAAACATTAGAAGCTGTTTCAAGATTTAATGAGTTAGGAAAAAATGTATATAAAACTCAAGAGATTAAGGAGCTTGTTGAAAATATAAAAATGATGGCTGAAAATGCTAGCAGAATGGCAATAGAAGAAACTGCTGATTGGTTTGATGCTGTATCAGTAAAAAGAGATACAAAAGCAATATCTGATTCTGTTAAAGTATTTGAAAATACATTTACTGAAATATCTACACTACAGCAAAGATTAGAATCTGTATTTGAAGATATAGGTACAAAGCTTGGAAAATATTATGAAATCAATGAAGCTATGGATGCTGTTGGTAAAGAAGACGGCGATATAGATAATGATGGTGATGAAGATGAAACAGATGATTATTTAGCTAACAGAAGAAAAGCTGTTGCAAAAGCTATTGAAAAAGAAAAAAATGAATCTGTTGATAAATTTGAACAACTTGTAACAGAAGCATTTGAAGGTTTATCAAATGTAGTATCTGCTCCAGGTATAGGATTAAATCTTAGAACTGAAGCTGCTCCAAAGATGAAAAGCTCAAGCGAAGAAAAACAAATTGGCAATATAATGAAGATGGTTTCAAATGCTAAAAAAGGCGGCGGCTCAGGAAGATATGGAAAAGAATTTGACGCAGCAAAGAAAAAAGCACTTAAGGCTATTAACGATATGTTAAAATATTCAAAGATTGGAGTATAACGTGAAAAGCGAAATCAACGAAAAGAAAAAATTTCCTGAATTAACCGATGAACAGTATGCTGCTTTAATTAAAGATAGAAAAAAACTAGAAAAAACAATCAATAAAAATCTATTTCTTTTGACAAAGGCTAAGTTTAAAAAGAATATCGGCAAAATTCCTGTATACACTGCAATAAATGCAAACGACGAGCCAGTCGATATTATGATAACAAAGACAGGAAACATAATGAGATATGACCATTTTAAGAAGTGGGGGCCTGACCAAGGGCAAGGATATGGAAATGTTTTAGGCGATTACTTCGAAATAAACAAAGGTAAAGTAGGAAAAACAAAGAAGTGGAGATACGAATCAATGGAGCATAAATTAAGAAATTTAATTAGAGAAGAAATAATGAAGTCTTTAATGACAGAAAAATTTGCATCAAAAAAAATAACAAATCTTTTCAAGTTAATGGATTCAAGGGACAGAAAATTCTTTGCGGTAACTGCAAAGTCTAAAGGGCTGGCTTGGTCAGATGTAGAAGATTCTATGGTAAAAAATGGAGCAAATCCTTCCAATGACCATATGAATATTTTTATTGTAGACAGCGCAAAAGAAAATCCATATCAAGTAGGATATGAATACGGCAGACTTCAGCCAGGTATTATAGGTGTTACAATAGGTAAAAAATCTATGTACTGGCCAAAGCAGAGATATTCATCACCAGATGCTAAAATTGGTAGTCAAGGTAAAAAACTTGATAATTACAAAAGATATAGCGAGGTAGCTGATAGAGTAATTAGCATCGCGCTGTCCGATATACCTTCAGCAAAAGAAAAACAAGCAGATAGAGTTGCGGCAAAGCAAGGAGCTACGGCACTTATGC